CAGCCGTCCTAGACGCCGACGTCATCGCGTACATTGCGAGCGCCGAGGCTGATAATTACCAGGACGTTGATTGGGGTGAGGGCGTAACCACAAACGACGGTGGTGCCGCTAAGGCTAAGGATGTGGCTACCCTCATGGTCAACCAGTGGGCTGAGTATGCTAAGTGTGACGAGGTGTATCTCGCCTTCAGCGGTCAGGGTTGGAACTTCCGGCGTGACGTACACCCCCACTACAAGGCTAATCGTACTGGTGAGAAACCCAAGTTGTACGAGCCTGTTGTAGAGTGGATGCAGTCTCAATGGCAGTGGGAGGCTCATGAAATCCTGGAGGGGGATGACGTCATTGGGATGCTGGTCACTACACCTGGGGAGCACTACGTGGGTGTGTCCACCGACAAGGACTTAAAGACTTTACCTGGGCGCATCGTGCACATCACACGAGACGGACCCAAGTACATCATGCAGTCCGAAGTGGAAGCCAACCGTTGGTGGATGATGCAGGCGCTTATGGGAGACTCTGTTGACGGATATAAGGGCGCTCCCGGTATAGGAGTAAAGGCAGCTACGACCATGCTTCAGGGAGTTAACTCTCTGGGTAACATGTGGCATAAAGTAGTTGAAGCCTACGGACGCCAATACATAAAACCCGCACAGAAGAAGAAGTTCGTCTCTAGGTCTCCCATGCAAGAGGCTTTGATGAACGCTCGCTGCTCTCGCATTCTGCGACATGGGGACTACAACAAGGAAACAGAGGAGGTACGCCTGTGGGCACTCTAGTTGACGGCATGCGTCTTGTTAACCCTACCCCTAAGGGGCAGCAGCGCCCATACTACGCGCTGGAGGCCATCCTGCTCGATGTGCTGGTTCAAGCCAGCCAGGGTAAGGGTGCCGAGCGCCATGCTCGTACTTCCCTGTGGGAGAAACAGCGCTGGAGGCGTATTACCGAAGGTGTTGGACCAGGGTTTCTCCTGGGTCAAGCCATCAAAAAACTTGAGGAGGCGCAGGACTTCAAAGATGCCCAGCGCATTGAGAGGGAACTGCTGGGAGCCATGCATTACATTGCTATGGCTATATATCATTATAAACATCGAGGTTCCGATGAAGGTTGTTGACTTCGGGCCAAAGGAAGAGGACAAGTTCTTTATACGTGTGTGGGTAAAGGGAGGTAACTTCCGTGATTACCATGAGGCTCAAGGTATAGACTTTGAGTTCGATGAAAAATCCTATGCTGTAATCGACAAGCATGGGGGCATGCACGTGTTTATGCACAATTCCCTTGACGGACTTCATGTAACTAAGGAGAGACATGGGACCACAGACTGATATTGGGAAGTGGGTCCACAGTTGGAAGTATCGTAGTGAGGGTGAATCCTTCAACGCATACTCTAACCGTGTGGCCTCCGTCCTTGCCGAGGGCGACAACTTTCGCCCTACACGTGACATCCTGAGAGACCAACGGTTCTTACCCGGTGGGCGAATTCAATCCGCCATTGGGTCTAACAGGCATGTTACCCCCTACAACTGCTTTGTCATGGACACCATTGAGGATAACACCGATAGTATCCTAAAAGTTCATACCGAAGCTTTTCAAACCATGCGCCTAGGAGGTGGCGTTGGGTACGACTTTAGCAATTTACGCCCTCATGGAGAACGAATTAAATCACTCGACTCCATCGCGTCAGGTCCCGTCAGTTTCATGGGAATATACGACGCTGCTTGTAAGACAATTGCCTCCGCTGGCCACAGGCGGGGTGCGCAAATGGGAGTACTTAGGGTTGACCACCCCGACATTGAGCGATTTATCCACGCTAAACAAAACCACGACAACCTCACGGCGTTCAACATTTCAATTGCCGTTACTGATGAGTTTATGCGTGCGGTACGTGACGACCGTCTTTTCACTCTACGTTTCAACGGTCAGGAGTATGGCCAAGTCCATGCACCAACTTTGTGGGAGCAAGTCATGCGCTCCACATGGGATTGGGCTGAGCCAGGAGTCATCTTCATTGACCGCATTAACGAAAAGAACAACCTCTGGTACGCTGAGAGCATCTCAGCTACCAACCCCTGCGGCGAACAGCCACTTCCACCAAACGGCGCATGTCTTCTCGGTTCGTTCAATCTTGTAAAGTACTTGTGGGATGACCGTGGGACAACTCGCTTTAACCATCAAAAAATGATGCAAGACATCCCCTACGTTGTGCGGGCCATGGACAAAGTTATTGACGTGGCTAAGTATCCGTTACCGTCTCAGGCTCGCGAAGCTTTTGATAAGCGCCGCATGGGACTAGGGGTCACAGGACTTGCAAATGCGGGTGAAGCCATGGGCTATCCGTACGGTAGCCCGATGTTCTTGACGTTTACAGAACGTGTCCTTAGGACACTTAGGGACTACACATATGAAGCGAGTGTCGAGCTGGCCAAGGAGAAGGGGGCGTTCCCGCTGTTCGAAGCGGACAAATATCTCTCGGACGGCACGTTTGCAGCGACACTGACACCGCACGTCAAACAAGGCATCCGCAAATATGGTATCCGAAACAGCCACCTCACATCCATTGCTCCGACAGGAACAATCAGCATCAGTGCTGACAACGTTTCTTCGGGCATTGAGCCGGTGTTCAGTCACCGCTACGACAGGACAATCCAGACCGAATCCGGTGAACGAGTAGTAGCCGTCGAAGACTACGGTCTCCGAGTGTATGGCGTCAAAGGTAAGACTGCCGCGCAGTGCTCAGCCGCTGACCACTTGGGTGTCCTTTTGGCCGCACAGAAGTACGTGGACTCGGCTTGTTCCAAGACATGCAACGTGTCTCCGGATATGCCGTGGGAAGACTTCAAGGCCATTTATATGAAAGCGTGGGAGGGTGGAGCCAAGGGCTGCACTACGTTCAATGCTGGAGGTAAGCGCTTCGGCATCTTGCAGGCCCCAGACGAGCCAGAAGCGAAGGAGCCGCTGGCGTGCTACATTGACCAACAGACTGGAGAGCGAACTTGTGAATAATAAATGCACTTCTTGTGGTTGTTCTTCGCCTGAAGGAACACCAGCCATGAACATAGTGGAAATAGATAACTGGTGGCCTGAGTACAGCTACATTATAGATATGCTACATGACGAGATGGAAGAATCTGAGGAGCATCACTGGATTAAGACTTCTATAGACTACGGGGCTTATTGGCACCCGGTGTCCAGGGAATTCTGGGAACTCGCTGAGGTGGGTGACCTAGTGGTGTTCTTAGGTGACCAAATACTCCTGGCGCAAACACTGTAAAAGTATGGGGTCACTCCTTCGGGGGTGGCCCCATTTTTTTTGTTTGAAATCAACGACTTATACTAAAACTAGGGGGGTAAGGCCCCCTATGGGCACACAGGAAAGAACAAAATGTCTAACATTCCGAAGCTTAGTTGGGATTTAATTGACATACTGGATAAACAAGAGGTGGAACCAAAGTTCCCCACGACACGTACTGCAGCCGTCAATCTAGACGAATCACAGATTCGACTTGGGTTATGGCACGCGGCACGACGAGCGCTTGTGAACGAGTTACTTACTTTGCGCCAGGAGGATGAGGATGACGCTGAGGGTAACCACACTTCAACCAGTGACCAACCCAGCAGTATCCTCAGCACACCCGTGCTGGACCCAAATGGCGAAGCACGTGTCGGAGTGGCATCCGTGTACTTGGCCCCAACAGGGCCTTCAGCAGACTAAAGTACTCGTAGTAGAGACAAAGGTTGGGGAGCCTGAGGCTCCTTGGTGGACACCTGTGGGCTATATATGGCTATCCCCGGTTGCTGCATATGACAAGGGAACAATCATTGAGCTACACCTGTGCGCTAAGCCTGGGTGGGAAGGTTCATGGTTAACCCCACGTGTCTTAAGGCAAAGCCTGAAGGCAATGCAGGAGACAGGAGCGCGCTACGTTATTGCGCTGCACCCTGACCCTAAATACCGGGACTTACTTAAGCGTCTCGGTTGGGTCACCTGCGGAGACTTTGTCAACGTACTTGACCTGGAGAATCATAATGGGATTCTTAAGCGCAATCTTCGGCGGGGGAGATGATGAGCCGGTTGCTACGCCAGTAGCTGAACCGGAAGACCAGCGTTCCGATATAGACCCCAACATGGACGAGCAGTTTGCCCAAGCAAGGCGAGCCCGCCAGTCTATCCTTTCACGCAGAGGCCGTTCTGACCTAGTGACGGGTCGCGGTAGTGGAGTTTCTATTGTTGGTGGCGGTGGTGGAGAAATAGGCTAATGGGACAAATTGCTAGTATCTTTGGTGGTGGTAAAAAGTCTACAGGTAGCAGTGCGCCTGCTCCGGTACAGACAATAGCCAAGACTAAACAAGAATCTATATCGGCTACTCCTGCTAGTAAACAGAAGCGTAGCGTAGCACGCAGCGGCAGCAGCGACTTAGTGGCTGGACGTGTAGGTACGCCTACTCGTGGTGGGGTTAATATCCCAGGGAGAGTCTGATGGAATTTATGCCAGTATTTAGTGTCCTTGGCTCCTTCCTATCAATGAGTAAGAAGGATGATAATAAAAGCCCAACCCCAGCTCCTGTAGCAGACGCACGTCCTGTTGCAGAAAAAGTACCTGATGTACCTGATACCCCAGGCCAGAAAGAGCGTGCGGCTGTCCGTGATGCCCGTAAGGCGGATATAAGCGGCAAAAGCCTTACGACCCGTAGTGGTGTTAGTATCGTTGGAGGCATCGATTAATGAGTACTTTGAAGGAGCGCTACGAGAAGCTCACGATTGACCGTCAGCAGTTCCTTCAGCGCGCTCGCCACAATGCAATGCTGACCATACCCAGCCTCATGCCTTTAGACGGGCATGATAGCAAGTCACACCTGATTGAACCCTATCAGTCTCTGGGTGCTATGGGTATAGTCGCACTATCCTCACGTATAACAATGGCTTTGATTCCGGCTGGTCGTCCTCACCTGAGATTCGACATCCCACCTATCCAATTATTACAGATGGAAGGTGAGGTTCCCCCGGAAGTGGAGCAGAACCTCGCCAAGAGCGAGCGCCTTGTGCAGCACGCAGTGGAACGCGCCAACTGGCGTAAGGCCACCCTGGAGTCCATACAGCAGCAGATTGTCTGCGGCTCTGTGACCGAAGAGATGCTGGGAGATGACACCATTAGGCTGCACCGTCTCGACCACTTTGTGTGGCGACGTGACGAGCGTGGTCTGGTGATTGAGTGCATCCTTATGGAAGCATGGGATAAGCAGGCCCTGCCGGATGGGATTGAATCCTCCGGTGCTGCCATAAACGTCCCTGGACGTAGTGGCGCTTCCGATGATGACATATGGATTTACACGGGCATCCGCTACATGACGGATGGAACCTACCGCGTCTGGCGTGAAACCGAAATGGGTTCCGCTGTTGGTGAAGCGGAAGAGTTTGAGCCCGACATGTTGCCGTACATGTTCCAGACTTGGAGCATGACACCTGGGGAAGACTACGGTCGTTCCAAGATTGAAGAACACGTTGCCGATTTACGCAGCCTAGATAGCCTGAGTAAACAAGCTTTAGAACAGGGCGCGATGGCAGCGACTAACTTCATTATGGTGCGTCCTAGTGCCGCCTCCCAGGGTATGCGTAACCGCATCAAGGACGGAGCCAATGGTGACGTTGTGCTTGGTGACCCTGAGGGTGTTGAACTAAAGCAGTTCGCCAGCCCAGCCGGGTTCCAGATTACCGATGCGGCTATCCAGCGTCTAGAAGAGCGACTGAGCCGAAGCTTTCTATTGTTAAGCCCAGGTCAGCGCGATGCTGAGCGCGTTACGGCTACGGAAATCCGTAGGGACATCGAGGAACTGGAAGCAGTCCTGGGTGGGACCTTTAGTGACAAGGCTATCATGCTGGAGAAGCGTACCATTATCCTCCTGGAGGCAATGAAGGTGCGCGGTGAATTCCCTGAGATTGGCCGTGATGAAATTCAACCAACCATTCTAACGGGCCTAGAAGCCTTGAGCCGTGAGCGTGATGTGGAGAGAGGTATCCAAGCCGCGTCCATCGTTGCGCAGTTCGGTGAAACAGGACTAATGCACATCAAGTTTCCTGTGGTTCTTAACAAGATTATGACTGGTCTCGGATTCCCCGACGCCGTCAAGTCGGCCCAAGAAGTTTCCCAGGAAATGCAACAGAAGCAGATGATGCAGATGGCTCAAGCATCGGCTCCAGGGGTAGCCCAGGAAGTCGTTAAACAGCAAGGAGGTACCGGTCGGTGACCGACAGAGTAGCTGAAGTTCTACCCATGCAGGACATAATGGATGACGCCACCGTCAGCAAGTTGTCCGGTAAGGGGGGTGTGTTCGTTGGAGGAGACGACGACCTCGCTGCAGCCCAGTCGCGATATGAAGCGCTGAAGGCTGTGGAAGAGGGCACGGCTACTTCTGAGCAGCTCCAACTGTTACGGGACCTGGACAGGGTGTTGCAGGGGGCACGCAGTGAGGCTCAACGGCAGTCTTCACCTGTGCGCCCTCCTGTCCCACCTCCAGTCCCCATGGCTCCCCGTTACCAGACACCCCAGGTGGTACGACAGCCCGTTCAGGCTACACCTGGGATGCCACGACCACCACGCCACTCACGCAACCGTTGAGGAGGAACAATGAGTGAAATTGCAGGACAGGGCGACGTCCCTGTCGTAACAGAGCACAGCGCACAGCAAGTGCATGTCACCGACCAAGACCTGCCGCAGAACAACGACACCGCTGAAGCATTTGGTGTCGACCAAGCGTCGTTCGACAAGTATTACAAGGAAGGTAACTTTGACTGGGCATCCTACGGTAAGGAGCAAGCGTTCAAGCACCAGCAGGCTGCTAGGAATAACGTTGCCCAGGAATCAGAGCACTACGATGATTACAACGACACTGACCCAGACTCTGCTCAGCAGGTAGTTGAGAACGCAGGGCTGGCTTGGGAAGACCTTGGTGCCAAGATTGCAGACGAAGGTGACATTGATGAAGCTGACTACGATGCACTGCGTGCTATCGGTATTCCAGACCAAGTAGTCCATGACTACATCGAGGCTGTACAAGGGCAAGCTCAGGCTATTATCGACAACGTCATTGACGATATAGGCGGCCAAGAAGCTTTCGATTCTGTGTACGCTGGTCTGTACACTAATGCTACTGAAGAACAACGCAACAAGATTGACGTCTTGCTGCGTGACCCAGACACAAGGCAGGCTGGTATTGAAACGGCAATTCGACTGTCTGGTGTAGAGTACGAGGTTTACGATGATTACAACGACGCGGCACAGCCCGCGCCGTCTCGCGGTAATTCCGCTTACACTACAACCTCCGCACAAGGATTCAATTCCTTTGAGGAACAGATGACAGCCCAGCGTGACCCCCGGTACAACCGGGATGCTGCGTACACACAAGAGGTAATTAATAGGATTGCCGCCAGCACATACCAGATGAACCCGAGGTCACACTCAGGGGGAATGTGATGGACTTTTTTGACTGGTTCTGTGTTGTTGTACTTATCCTACCAGCAGTCTTGATATTTATGCTACCGTACTTCTGAGGAGGAGTCATGGAACAAGTAGAGGTCCAACACCTCGACATCTTCCGAACAATGATTCAGCAGGTAGACTTCCCGTTTACAGAGTTTACTTCTCGCATACGTTCAGAAATTTTGAACATGCGTGAACTTGACCCTGAGGGTATCTACCGTTCAAACCAAGCGGGAACTTGGCACAGCAGCGACCAGTTGCTGCAAGAGCTTCCGTCTGGACAAGAACTGAGTACCATGTTCTTCGACTGCTTTAACAAGTATGCCGGAGTACATGCGACTCAGCACGGACAGATTCACATGAAGCTGTCTGCGTGGGCTATGGTCTATTCCAATGGTGGATATGCGACCGTGCACACACACCCGAACGCCCATTTCTCTGGAGTCTATTACGTAGACGTTGGGGAAGAGATTGACGAGGTCACCGCAACCGGAGCTAAAATTAAGGCCGGTGACATCGAATTTGTCGATACTCGTGGCCCAGGGTCTTTGAAGGTTCCCGGATTGAACCTTCAGCCAGCAGCGCGTATTACGCCGAAGGAAGGCCGACTGATTGTCTTTCCCTCGTGGCTACCGCACTTCGTTCACCCCGTAAGGGGCAACCATCAGCGCATTGCTGTATCATGCAACGCGCGTATACTCAAATATCAAATAAAGGAATAACTGTTATGCCCGCATACCAGCTCGTCCATAGTCACCCGCGTGCTTCTGCATTCAGCGCTACCTTCACGGAAGCGGCTGCTGCTGAAGTTGCGGCTGAAGAAGCCGAAGCTCTGGCTCTCACGGCTACTGCTGTGAGCCCAGATTTTGAATACAGTGCTACCGCCGAAAACCCAGGTTCAACCGGGGAAATGGACGGTCAGCCTGGACTGATTTACAAAGGTGAAGTTACCCGACCTGCTATGGTTCGCGTTGATGCGCTGACCCTGGCTGCAGGCACCATTTCACCTGAAGCTGCCGACAGTGTTATTGCCGGTATCTTTAAGAACGGTACACTTGTGGCAACGCTCGACAACGAGTCTTCTGCCAACGAGTACGTGATTGACGAACTTGACTCTGAAACGGCCATCATGAAAGGTGGCACCATTGTCGACGCCGTGGCCCCTGCTGATGTTATCCGCATTGGCATCTTGGGTCTCGGTGAAGAAACCGTCGATGTTGACGTTGCCGCTGGAGGCGCTGTCTCCATCGGCTAACCCATTTAATGCGCCACTCACCAGAGGCTTCGAGGGCGCTACTGCACGGCTGAGGTCTACAGGCAGTAGTTAACCTAAGATAACCAAGGTAGGCACACGACATCCTTACTAAACTAGGAGTTTATTATGACCCTATTCGTAGGTGACCCGTCTGCGCCGACTCGCTTCGGTACGGACGTGGCAGATACATCCGACCCAACGGGCTTGTTCCTGAAGGTGTTCGGTGGAGAGGTCTACGCTGCCTTCTCCGAAAAAGTCCACACGATGGACAAGCACGTTAGTCGTGACATTAGCGCCGGTAAATCCGCGCAGTTCCCGAAAACGTGGAAGGTCTCCGCTTCTTACCACTCTGCTGGTGTAGAAATGCTGGGGCAAGACACTGATGAGACCGAGCGCGTCATCTCGATTGACGGTCTGCTTGTGTCCCACATCGGTATCTACGACCTGGATGAGGCTATGAGCCACTTCCAAGTCCGTGGTACGTACACGTCTGAACTGGGTAAAGCCCTGGCTCGCGTGTTCGACCAAAACGTGTATCGCACGATTGTCGCAACGGCAAAACAGAGTTCGGCTCTGCCTGGTGCGGCTTCAACGTCTCCGTTCCCTAACGGTACGCGCCTGCTGTCCGCAGACGTCTCTGGTACCATCACGGCTACCGCTGGCTCTCAGTGGTGGGAAGTGATGCGTGGCTTGCAAGTTGATGCCGACCTCGCGGATTACGATGGTAGTATCCATCTCGCAGTCCCACCGGCAACCTTCGACGCCACTATGTTTGCACAAGCGGCTGACACGGCTGCCAACCCGTTCCTGTTCCAAGACAAGGACCTTCACCAGAACCAATCTGGTGGTGCAGACCGCGACGCCAGCCTGAGCCTGCGTTCGGTTTCGATGTACATGTCGAACCTGATTCCGCAGACCAACGAGACGGCTAATGCCGAAGTTAAAGCTAAGTATCGCGCTGACTACAGCACGGTCCTGGGTGTTGCCTGGGGTAACGAAGCTGTTGGTACGGTCAAGCTGATTGGCATGGGTATGGAATCTACGCGTGACGTCCGTCGTCAGGAAGACTTTGTCGTAGCCAAGATGGCTTGCGGCCACGGCCCCCTGAGGAACGAGATTGCCTGGGAAGTCGCTAATACCTAATCTTTAAGGTAGTAAATATGCCAAGTCATTACGATGATAAACACGGTGGAAAATCAAAGGTCAACAAGGGGGCTAAACCCAAAAAGCGTAAAAAGCCAGAGCATTCCAAGACCAAGAAAGCTAGGGCAGAAGACACAGAGCGTTCGTTGCGCGAGTGGCGGCGTCTGAAGGAAGATACGGATGGATATGCACCTGAAAGGATGCGCAAAGACAAGGGACGCAAGATTGCGATACAATCCGCAAGGTCACAAAATCGAAGAGAACGCACGGATGACTACTACGACGGGCCCGACGATGCGGCTGCTCGGAAAGACTCCAGACGATACAATAGAATTAGAGCTGAAGAGTTAGCTGCATTACGGGCCGGGCGTTTATCATATCGTAAGAGACGCAAGATTGAAGATTAAACAGGTGATTCATGCCGAGCCATTACAATGATAAACACGGTAAGAAATCAAAGGCCAACAAGGGGGCTAAGCGTAAAAAGCCAGAGCACTCTAGGACCAAGGCTGCGAGAAAACGTGAAGAGGAATATCGTAAGCGGTCTAGGGACATCGCCGTACAAAAAGCCGAACAAGATAAATTGCCCGCGCGGATGGGTTGGCCTAAGCCACCAAATAAAAAGGACCATGCCCGTATAAAGGGTGACAAGTCACACATGATAATAGATTGGACAAAGACCGCAACCTTCTGACTGTGTAAATTACAGGTGATTTATGCCAGACAAGACCAAGGCTAAGAAGGTAGGTAATCGCATCCGCTTCTAAGCCAAACCTAATTCGCGCATTTATCCTCCTCGTGCGCGATACCAGAGGTGGGGCCCTTCGGGGTCCCCCTCACCTTAAGACTTATGTATTAGAATTAAATCCCCTAGCTCATCAACTGATGGGCTATTTTTTCCTGAGGTAAACCATGGTTGCACTAGTTGCCCACATGACAAAGCTGCAGGCTGTAAACCAGATGCTGCGCTCTATCAACGAGCAGCCAGTATCCCAGCTTGCCTCTGGTGAGATTGACGCTGAGAGAGCCGAGGATATCCTGGATGAAACCTCCAGGCGCATCCAAGCTACGGGGTGGCACTCAAACACACGCCGCAACGTCACCATCACACCCAACGCCTCCGACCAATTTGTGGTAGGACAGAACGTCCTAAGTATTGACTCGGTGAACCCTAGGGGTCGCCGTATGCAAACCACTCCCGCACACACGGGGTACGTTAATATTGGCCTTAGGCGTTCCGCAGATGACACTAAGTGGTTGTTGTACGATATAGAGAATGACTCGGAGACAATCACAGACCTGACGGAGATTACCTGCGACATCATAGAATTCTTAAACTTCTCCAGCCTCCCGCCGTCCCTGCAGATTTACATCTATAAGGCGGCAGCCCATGAATTCCAGAAGACTTCGGTTGCATCTCAGATTCTCTATACGTTTACTCTGGAAGATGTCGAGGTTTCGTCTATGGAAGCTTGTCAGGATGATTGGAGAAACGAAGACGCCAATGTCTTGAAAGACCGTAGGTCTGCTTGGGAAGTGGCGTACAGGTACAACCCAACCTACGGAACCTAAGGAGGTCCCATGTCTACCATCGAAGGAATCATTCCTACTCTCTTCGGTGGAGTATCGCGTCAACCTCCTCAGGTTCGTCAGCCGAATCAAGTCCAGGAGATGACCAACGCTCTACCGAGTGTTGTGTCCGGTGGCTTTGAAAAGCGCCCATGCACTCAGTTTAAGGCTGATTTGACCTTCCTAAATGCTGCGGCTAACTGGAAGACACACGGGATTGACCGAAGTGCAACCGAGCACGACTTCATCTTTATCCGTGGTGGTAGCACGCCTGAGATTCTAGCGTGCAACGCAGACACCGGAGCACAAAAGACGGTTAACATCGGGGACACCGTCCGCGAATTTCTGATTGACATTAGCGGCATTAACAATACTAACATTGTGGAGGTTAATGGTGCCGACTACCAACCACAGCTCGCAATCGCCAGTGGAGAAACCGCGTTCGCCTGGACGTACGAACTCAGCGACGCCTCTACTGTGTTCAAAGTGGAAGGCAGCGCAAACGGAAGTAGCTGGGTCGACATCGCAACCGGTAAAAGTGGAGGGTCCGGCAG